ACTGCATCTTGGAAGTCATCGTTGCTTTCAAAGAATACATCTATATCTTTTACACGTTCACCGGAAAGGATGTTTTTAAAACACCCGCCTGCAATGAACCCGTTGTGACCTTCCATATACCTGTCAAGCCATCTGATTTGCCAAAAGTTGTCAGGGGTGTTTTCTTTATAGCTTGTATTCATCGCTCTATTGTTTTTAAGTTTCTATTCTTAAAAGACTCATGCTGTTCTTTAGTTTTAAGCCATTGGAGGCATCTTTTATTCTTAGGTACAGTCAATTGTGCAACAAGCCCAATCATTTCATCAAATGATAGTTGGTCTGTACTTTTATCTTCAACGTGCACGTCAAAACAGCCGTTATCTAATTGTTTAATTATAATATCTGGTTTCATCATTTTACACACTTTAAGTTTCTACTATATTTATCAGCTACACGTTCAATAACTTCTGCATTTTCTTCGGAAAGCCATTCTTTAGCGACATTCCAAGCTATACTTTTAGATGCTTTGAAATTGTCAATGCGTGTAGAATGATGCGACAAACGTCCTTCAGTAGGTTTTAATCCTTTGCTGTGAAGTTCGCATAATCCATCATGGAAAAACACACAATATTCGTCACCTGCTATGGCTTGAATCATAGGGATAGGAATATCAATAACCCCAATCATCATGCCGGCTTCCCATAAGGTCGGAGCTAACTTATCGGTATATCCAGCATCTATAAGGTTCTCTATATCTTGCGGAGTTCCGAGGCATGGAGTATGGCATTGCATCTTACATAACGAGCATTTGCATTCGCATGGTTTTCTGCCAGTCTTGCGGATAATGCGATGAAGTTGTGTTTCTTTTATCAATAGACTTACCATCATTCAATATCCGCTATTTGGTTAATAATGTCATCCGCTATTCTGATACGATTTTCCATTTCAGCAAAAACCTTTTCATCCGGTAGTATGCGAACAATATGAATAGGTTCTAGCTGGAATGGGTTGTAAACCACAAAATCAGTCCAGTTTGCATTACAGCACATCATGTGAGCCATACATTGATAAAAGTATTCATACTTCACTTTGAGAAGAGAATCATTGTCATAAACTTCACTTTTATATTTCATAAATGTATTTTGGGACGGACATTTTATCTCAATACATCCACATTCTCCCGATTCTTCGTCATAGAAGAAACCGTCCGGACTACTTGCGAAACTAGGAATAGTGTGGTGCTTGCACGACCCCACTTCCACAATATGCCTTTCTGTCAGTCTTGAATACAAATCACGCGCACTCGCTTCCTGCTCTGTCCCGAATTTCATAGCTTTGCTTTCTACGTTGACAACAGACAAATATTCAGCAAACGCAATATCATCGTTTACTATTTCAGGATTCATTGCCCGTTCTGCTGCAACTTGGAAAATGTAATTCTTGGCAGTATCGCTGAACATGTCGCTTCTTCCACTTTTCATAAGCAATCCAGCATTGCTACCTGTAATGTTCCCGAGACGACATCTAAACCAGTCAAGCGACTTTTGTTCCGCATTTTCTATCATAACAATGTTTTTTGAGCCGATTTATTATTCGTGTCATTTTGAGACTGATTTATAGAATGCTCCGCTTTTGACTGTTCTTCCACACCAGCGGCTTTTGCTGCGATTTCGGCAAGTTTGTTGACTTTAGATTCTTTGTCTGTGACATCCTCATATTCAGTAAACTTAACTTCTTGCTCTTCTTGTGTGTACATTGCACCTAGTTGGGCTGGAAAAGCTTCCCGTAATGCTTGAACCTTGGCAATCTTAGAAATCATAGTAGATTTTTTTTCATTCCATATAGACTGCTTTTTATCGTATTCGGAAAGATTTACTTTCGCTACAATAGGGAGTTTACGGTCAGAACGGTAAACTTCACACCACCCACCAACAAGAACATCTGTTTTTTCATTATAGAAGCATCCTTCCACTTCTACAATTTGATTGTCTCTAACTATAATAATACCGGCTTTGAAACCTTCATATTGCTCACTCGCATCAGCACGCTTGAAAAACGCTTCTTTACTGACAATAATTTGGGCCGGCTGTTGTCCAAATTTTACAAGAAATGCTTCATTCAAGAACGGGTTAAGCTGGTTGAATTTACAAATACTGATAAACTGTACAATATCTTGGTCAGAGACCTGACCGTTACCTTTTGTTAGGTAATTGCGCACAATATCAAATGATAATGCCACATCACTACCAGCAA